GATTTAAGATCTGCTTTTGAGATACCTACGCCCAAGCGGGAAAGTGCTGTGTTGTTTCCTAAGAATGCACGACTCAAGGCTTTAGTGACTGCGTTTAAGTCCAAAGAATTGGCGGCACTTACATCTAGTGCAATGCCCATCAAGCGTTGAGCCTCAGCAGAATCGCGTGTGGCAACCGCTAAAGTCTGATAACTCGGACGAAGGAGATCATCGACGATGCCGAACTCGCTCTGAAGTCTCTGGATGTAAGCTTCAGAAGTTGCTGCATCTCTACCAAGCCCGACATTCTTAAGGGCTAGGGCTAATTGTTGCTGAGCCTTCTGGTCTGCTGCTGCTGCTTTAACGGCAGCCTTGCTATAAGCAAGAACAGCAGTTGCTCCAAATGTCAGACCAAAAGTAGCTGCTAATTTTTTTACATTTTTACTAAGTTTATCTGTAGCAGTATCTGCTTGCTTAAACGCTTTATTGCCTGTGAACTCCGCTGCAATATCAATCATTACATTAGCCATGATTTACACCTTTGCTCTCGCGTTTAGTTTGTTAGCTGCGCCCTTAATTGCTGCTAAAACTGCTTCTCTAGCTTTGCCGTTATTCTCCTCGTATGCACGGAATAAGGCACGACCTTCCATCTTCTGATCGCCTTTCATCTGTGAGCCATACTTGTTGTTCTGATTCTGCACAAAACGACTGCTCGGAGTCTTGCGCCCCATAGTCTCGTAGATTGCTCCAGCTGCACTCTTATTGAATACGCGAGCAAGCGATCTAAAGCCTCTACGATTAGGTTTAGAAGGTGAAGTTTTATAGCCAACGCCAGCCTTAACTATGCGAGCATTGTAACTAGGGAATCTAGCTTGAGAGTTTTCTCTGGCGAGCCATCCGCTTAGCACTTGACCATCATCAGGGAAATAGCCTCTAGCCGTTTTAGTTATCGGCTTAAGAGCGCCAGCGATTTCCTTCTGAGTTTCCTTAGCAAGATCTGGAGCGAACGCACGGAGAGCCTTGCGAAGTTTAACGCCGCCCTTTACGCTTGCTGGCATCGCTCACCTCTTTCGCTTCATCCTTGAGCCCTTGCACTAATGCATCGAGCATGCTCTTATCTAGATCTAATAACTGCTGTGGCGCGATTCCCAATCTAATGCTTAGCCTAGCAATTAGATAGGTGAATGGAAGATCGCGCTTTAAGCTAAAGGGTCTGAATCAAGCACCTCGACACTTTTGAGTGTCTCAATGAAATCCATACCAAAAGGCTTAACAGTTTCACCTGACCTGCGTGTTACTTCCCATGCTAACCAATAGACATCGCTCTGTTTTTCTTCATCGCGGAACGCCTTATGGAAGCCCTTTTTAGCGTACTGCTCGAATGAGTACTCCACTGCTGGAGTTATCTCGCCTTCCAATACGCTTCCATCTGTACGAACTATCTTTAGTTTTGCCATGAGTTTGCCCCTTTATAGTTTGTTTAGAATGTGCCTGTTGTGGCGACTGCAACTGTTGAGTTAGCAGTAAATGTGATCGACTGTGTGGACATATCGCCAACAGCACCATTGATGTCTGTTGTGTTGTTCACTAGAAGTGAGACAGTGTAGAGAGGGTTAGTAGCAGAGACTGCTGTTCCCTTTTCCTGTAGGAATACACATGTGACTGTTGTTCCCCATGCAGCTTGTAGTGTTGCCAATACATTCGCTGATGCTGTGTCGTTTAGGAAATCGATTGTTACAGATGATGCTTCCAAGCCCTTAACGAACTTGTGTGCTGTGTCACCCATCGCTGTGACTTCCAATTCGTCAAATGTGCGATTCAAAGTAATAGATGTTACATGGTCAGAAAGATCAACAGTGTTAATCTTCACGCCGACCTTGTTGTTTAGAAATACAGCCATGAGATTATTCCTCGTCTTTCTTAGTAGTTACTGGCTTTGGTGCTGGTGTGCTTACTTGCCCGATTTTTTTCAGGAAGTCAGCGTTTTCTTGTTCCCACTCGGACATGTTTAGCTCCAACTCGTTAGGATTGATACGGACATCTCGCAGCTGAGAAGGTCTCCCGATGCAGCGTTGAGAATACTTGGTGCGCTTATCGCGCTTACATTATAGGTCAAAGATGAGGCAGCGAGCTTTGCGAACACGCCACAGACTGTATCTTCAATCCCGTTAAGGTTTCCCTCATTGTCAAACAATGGCACAGTCATAACGATCTTAAAGTTAGCCATTGGACTAATGCCAATATGTTGATTGTTGCTAGGCGTTAGGTAAGGATCATCTGGAGAGACAATTACAGAGTTAGCAAGGACTGTTGCAGGTGGAAAAGCAAAAGTTTGCCACTTAGCGTTATCGACTAAAGCCGTTGCTAATGTGGTTCTAAGAGTAGTGACGGCAACAGGCATCATCCCACCATGCTGTTAGGTGATAAGCAATGGGCAATCATGCCCCTGATCTTTGCCAGCAGTTGCGCTGACATCCGATAAGGGGATGGCTGGAAATCGACCGCGTTACTGCCTGAAAGGGTGGCTGTACGCGCTTGCCAGATCTCAACAGCTATCATCAAAGCTGCTTGTTGTACTGCTGTATCAGTTGCATAATCTGTTGCACTACTATCTGCAACAATTCCAAAAGGCTGGATGGCATGAGTGCCTTGATCTGCTCCAGTTGCAGAATATGAAATAGAATTTGAGCTAATGGCAGTAATCGTCTTAGTGCCGTTATAGGGGCTTCCATTTCTAGTAATGGTTACGCTTTGTCCAACATAGAAATGTTCTAAAATGTTCTGATCAAAGTAAAGAGTTGCCACATTACCTGAAATCATTTGATGCGTGTTGTATAACTCGTTCTGCCATAACATAGGAAGAAGGACTACATCCGTGGCATCACATACTTCTTGAAGGGTGGCATCTGGATACAAAGTACCGACTCCGAGAGTGCTACGGAGTTCTGCGACTGTCGTAAGTGCCATTCCCATTCCTTTCTTAAGACTCTGGGGAGTAGAGGGCTACTACCCCCCAGAGCGACTTAGAGTGTTACTAGATTACGCGATGTCTAGCTTGCGGAATGCTGTTGGGTAGCGATTAACTACTGCAACATATCCGTAGATGCCAATTTCAAGCTGACCATTTGCAACTACATTTGCACGAATCTGAAGTGTGCCTGATTCGTGGAATCGCATTGCAGCTGATGGATAAACAAGAGCGACCTTAGCGTTACCTGTGTTGCCTGTGTAGTTAGGATCAACCACTAAATCAAGTCCAGCAACAGTTCCCTGAGTTGAGCCTTGAGAAATTAAACCAGCAGCGTTCTGAACAACAGCAGCGGCGAATAGTGGTCTGCCGCTTCCATCAACAGCACCGAGTAGATTTGCATAATCGATATTTACATAACCGCCTGATGGTGCAACCATTAAACGATTTGGTGTAAATCGCATTACACCATAGGAATCTGCAATTCCATCAGCAATAGACTTGTATATAGTTGCGCCAGTTGAGCTGTCAGCACCATCAGCAGCAATAGTTGCTGCGTATGCATCTGTCTTTTGTGCGTATGATGCAGCCAACTCACGAAGATAAAGGTCTAGGAAAGATGGGTCTGAACGATCTACAAGCTCTAGATCGAGCTTTCCAGCTCCAGCAAACTTGACCACATTATCTTCTTGAAAGGTTACTGTAGTGTCTGTAGATGAAAACTCAGCACCTTCAGCAGTTAATGCAACTGTTGCCTGAGTTCCTAGCTTAGGAGTAAAGATCTTCATTCCAGATGCAGGAAGCGCAGCGCGCTCGATGCTATCGATAAACGGGCGTGATGAATCGATGATACCGATTACATCGCGAAGGTATGTTGGTGGAACCATACCTGTGTTTTCTGCGACTGTGGCAACCTGTAGAGCTGCCATTAGTTCGCGAGCATCTGCGTCTCCGCGTGATGCGTTTAGTTGTGCCTTAGCATATTCACCAGCTGTGATGTTTAAGTTAAGGCGAGGATTTGTGTAGTACATTGCTGTAACTGTAGGGCGAGCAGCTTCTACAGCCGCTGCTTCTACTGGTGCTGCTTCGACTGTAGTGTCTTCCACGACTGTCTCGCTTTCTGTTTGTGGGTTTTCTTCAACAGGGATGACTTCCTCTGCTGCGATCTCTAGTATTTCTGAAGACGCAAATGCGGGAACAGTTACTAGAGAAACTTCTTTTAGACGAGCTGATGAAACAACTGTGTGTCCATCTTTGGATGGTTGTGATGCAAGGATTTCTGCGCCAATGCTTAAGCCTGTAACTAAACCTTCTTGCGCCATAATCAAAGCATCATTACCACCAGATGAACGACTTAACTTAAATGTTGCATAGATGCCGTCTGTTTTTGTCTCTGCTGCGATCATGCGACCAATTGGCTTCTTAAGATCGTGCTGTGATAACAACTTAATCTTTGTTGGATCTGCAATCTCAATAGAGTTAGCTGCAAAAGTGTAATCACCTAGATTGGTGTGTCCAATTTCTCCAGTGCCAATCGGCACAATCTTGCCGTAAATTTCTCTGCGTTCTTCTGAGCATTCAATCGATGATGCTTCAATGTATAGAGTTTCCATTAGCTGCCATTCCCGTTAGGTGATAGGTCTTCCATTTGCATTGCTTGTTCGGTTGTAATTAAACCAAGTGCCAGCATCTTTTCTAGCACTAACAATCTTTCCATTGGTTCTGTGCGCAAGAATGAATCGTCTAAACTAAATTTTACATAATGGCCGGCAGTGGACACATCATCCATGCTGAGCCTTGACTCAATGGCTGAAACATAAGGTTGCAATGTAAAAGCAACCATTTGCTTGCGTTCATCTTGAACATTTGCATAAGTCATTGTTGTATTCATTGAAGCCGAAACATAATACGGATCTACAGAACAAAGTCTTGCGCATTCTGTTGCTAATCCTTGAATGGCATCTTGATACGCCATGTCCTTAGGGCTAAATCCAGTTGTCTGATAATCAAGAGTTGAAGTCAGATAAGCAGTGCCGTTATTTTGACGAGCGCGCTTCCAAGCAGCTAGTAATCCAGAAACTTCAGCAGGTGGAAGATCCGCACCTGAATTTTTTAGGAAACCAGTCGCTGATGGAGTTTCCAAAGCAATGCTCGCTGCTTTTTGTGCATCGATGGCAGCTTTAATTGTGCTACCGCCAACTGCAAGGATACCTTCATCCTTTTGAAAAGTAATAAGAGATCCCAGACCTGACATTGGTAAAGGCTTGCCATCAAGGTAATACTGTGTCACAAAATTATTGACAGAATCTGTATTAAATGTAACGCGATTGTTAGCAACCCATTGCGCGTTGGCCATTCTTCCATCTTCAAGATAAGTCTCGGTTATCTGCCAGTAACTAACGCCATACATGAGAAGGCTGTCAATCGTAAAATAAATAGTCTCAAAGCGGGGCTGAGCTTTAGAAGGTTGTTCTACCCATCTAGGTGGGGCAATCATTTCGCCTGTGGACTTCTTGTAATACTCAAGAGGAATGCTGGCGATGGTGCCACAGATTAAATCGCGGCATCTTTTAATTGATGGTACAGACAGAGCCTGTGCGCGAGTAACTAAAACTGGGAAGTAATTGCCATAAGTCAAGTAAGACTCGGACATGATCTGTGGAGCTTCTTGAGCTTCCATGATTTGAGGCTTACGCGAAAAGATACCCATAGACAGAAAGTGTAGCATTTGTCAAGCAATTAGACAATGTGCTATGGGTGTGTCTAACTATAAATTGCTGGCTTAGGGATTGGGATCATCAGCTTGCTTACGACCATTGCCAGACCAATAGGAGCAGAAATATCTCCAGCACTCTTTCGCTTAATAATTCTCCATGCCGAATCGTTCACCTTAGCTGCGCAGTTATTCATCTGCTGGATCAATTCCTCTTGCCCATTGTGAACCACGCGAGCATTGACCAAGCCTTCTAACAGATCGCCACACGCTTTGTAGAACTGCTGACCTGACACATCCTCGACCATAACTCCAGCGTTAGCGAGTCGATCTGCGATTGTCTGCGTGGCGTACTTGTCATAGCAGACTAGCCGTGGCTTATAAATGTCGCACCACGCCTTTATACTTGCTGCCATCTTTAACTCATCTATGGC